GTCATCCTCAATAATAATGTACCCAGCCTCTACTTCACTTCTGTGAAATGAAGTTGTCATAGGACTACCGGGATACACAATATTTCTTTGAGTGTTAGAATGTGAGTGCAAATCACCCGCAAATACTACAGGGAACTTATCAAGCCACTCTAGCGGAATCTCTGGCTTTACGTGCGGAGGAATTTCTCCTCTCACATGGGTAAACACTGGTCGCGCCTCTAGCTCGTCCCATGTTGATTCTTTCTTTATGTACTCATAAGGAACAATGTAGTAACCATCCTTGTCATAGATGTAGCCAACCACAATCTCTACTAGAGGGTTTAGTCTTTCTGAAACTCCTTTAAGTTCCGTGAAGAAGCTCTTACCCTTCTTTGTAGCCTCATGATTGCCAGTACTAATCTTAGTAGGTACTGTGAGTCCAGATATAAACTGGAAGTATAGTGTCAACTCCTCTAGAGTTGGCATCCTGTCGAATATATCACCTGGAATAATGATCTCGTCAACGTCAATTTTAGATACTTGATCAAAGAACATTCTGTAGCGGTTTAATGCCCACTCCTTGGGTACGTTCTTCTGACCTAGCTTAATATGTATATCAGCTAGTAATAATTTGCTCATAAGTCTCCGAATAATAAACCCGGCTAATTTGCATTAGCCGGGTTTAATTTGCTTACTGTACGTTAAGCTCTTCCTCGACGCTCTCGTCGATGGTATCCTCTTCACCCTTCTGTAGCTTCTCTAGAAGCTCCTTCTGGGCAGCCGGAGTAGCACGTGGAAGTAGCTCCTCGATTGTCTTTGAGGTCTCAATTGCCTCACGCTCAGCATCAGTTAGCGGACCCTTTGACTTTGCGCACTTCATGGTCTGAAGTGTGTACTCTACGTTGATTGGTAGAGGACCAGTCTTCTTCTTGCTGAACTTTAGAACCCAACCATCTTCTGGGTCAGTAGGATCACCAAGATCGTCAATGTTAGCCATGATCTGATCAAAGAGCTTCTTCTTGAAGTTGAAGATCTTTGGAACACCATTATCTAGGCACATCATTGAGTATGACCAGCCGCACTTTAGATCTGGGTAGAATTCCTTTACCCAATCCTTCTCTGCTCGATCAAAGGTTTCAGTTTCACGATTGAACTCAAGGCATTCAAAAGGAAGATTCTTCCCGTTTGTACCCTTGATCCAGTACACGTAACGTGCTAGGATATTACCGAAGAGACGAACTGAGTTGTCTCCATCAACCATCTTGTATGAGTCAGCCTTTTCCTTCTTAGCTGAACCCTTAACTGAACCAAATCCTAAACCTGCCATTATTTTTCTCCTGTGTAATCTTCGTAAAGGAAGTAGATCTCACCTCTATCAATACGAAGTAGTCTGTTGTTGTTGATTGCGTCTTGTCCCAAGGGGCTATGGGATAAGTCTAGTGTGATTTTTCCAGTCGCTAAGTACTCACCAGTATTCCTGAAACTAGCCAACCCTATATAATCGGCTATTTCTTTATCTCTCCACTTGTACTGGTACGTTAGGAGATACTCTGGATTTACTAGGAAACTGGACCCCGAAAAATCTGTATAGTAGTATTTATACAACGGATCGTACTTATTACGAGGCAGCGCTGTCTGTGTCATAGCTCTAAGTATTAAGATAATACGTTTAGAGCTGCCGCCAGAGTATTTTAGTATTTTCTTCCAATTGTATAATAGCATATTATCAAAAAACGATATAAAAGTCAAGAACTATTTTATGAATTTAATATCGTAGCCTTCTTTCATATAATGACCCAAACGATTGTTGAATTGACGAGTTACTGTATTTCCAGCTAATTTAACGTCAACTATCACTGGCTGCTGCTTACCTTCGCTCTCACGAATAATACGACCAATAAGCTGTTCTAGCAGAGGCATATTATTCAATGGTGTACCTAGAATCAAGCAGCTCAAAGGATTAATAGATAAACCTTCTGACACAAGACTCTGCGTGCCCCATACTTGATGTAATCTTCCATCAGAGATACCTTTAATAATAGGATCTCTGTCTTTAACCTCTCCGATTAAAACATCGGAAGGATGCGTGGATACTTCATTACAGTATTTTAGAAAATCTACTCGTTCCGATACAGTTATGACCTTATGTCCCTGTGAAGCATAGTTATCTGCTAGAGCCACAATAAGGTCTCTATATAGATAAGATTCCATTAGTACAGAAATCTTCTCAGCCCAGGATGCGCCTTGTCCATCTGGAAAGTATATTCCTGCCTCAATAACATGTACTATAGGCTTCATAGTATTTTCTTTATCTGGCTTGTAAATTTTAGAGCCAAAATAATCTTTAAATACTACGTGCTTCTGATCCTTGCGCTCAATAGTACCAGATAAACCTAGCTTATACCGAGAGAACATACCATCTATGATCTTTGAGAAAGTAGGACTAGATACGTGGTGCATTTCGTCTAGAATAACAGTTCCGAATTCTCTGTTGATTCTTCCTACATGCTTAACAAGACTCTGTATATTAGCAACTACTACAGGGCTGTCTGTATTGAACTTACCACTACCAATAACGCCCGGCTTAATTCCAAGTGTTTGTACTACTTCGCGCTCCCACTGACTGCGAAGAGCCACGGTATGAGTAACCACTAGAGTTTTCTGTTTTAGCTTAGCAGCTATAGCTAGAGCTGTAAAGGTTTTACCATAACCAACTTTAGCATTTATAATGCAGTTATCTTCTACATCATCATGAATCTCTTGTTGGCTTGGTCTAAGTGGAAACTTGAACTCAGGAAAATCCTCTATAGTATTGTAAGCTCGTTTATCTACCACTTCAAAGTTTTTAGGAATAAGATCAATGCGACCTACAGGGAACGCAACTAACATCTTACCGCCAGCTATATTAAAATTTATAACCTTTAAGTTTTTAATGTTTACAAATTTATCTGGCTCATTATAGGACGGGATTGTATAAGTGAGTTCTTTGTCCAAAGTCTTATACAGGGAAGGCTCCACCGTCATATAAATTTTATTGCTAATAATAGCCTTCATTAAGTATTCTCTGAGACCTCGTCTCCTTTAGTTAACGCTGACAGCTAGCCAGCGTTAACCTTTACACTTTGTTTAAGATTTCTTCCTTTTTGATAATATAGTTCTTAACCAGTTGGCTACGAACAATATCCTCTTTTTGGAACTCTACGAAATCGAACTCATCCATAGCACCCAATACTTTGTAGAAATCAATTATTCCGTTCTTATGTAGATCAGCCTGTCGCATATCACCGCAGAAGTAAATTCGGCAGTTCTCCTCTAGTCTCGTAATAATAGAGTCTAGTTCGTGATATGTCATATTCTGACATTCATCTACAATAATAACGGCATCATTTAGGTTTATACCTCTAACAAAAGATGTTGATGTGAAGTGTACAATACCCTTCTTTTTAAGAATATCGTAGGAGTCACCTCTACCAAACAGTTTAGTTGCTGTATCTGCATATGGGGCCTCGTATACTGCGACCTTTTCAGCATCAGTTCCTGGTAGGAAACCTAAGTTTCTAGTAGGAACTGCACTTCTCATGTAGATAAGCTTATTAAACTCTTTTGTTTCAAAAATAGAATCATATGCTAACTTAGAGGCTAGAAAAGTTTTACCTGTTCCAGCATAACCACTTAGTACCTGATTTTTAGCACTTCCTAGTACGATTGCTTGATTTCCAGTCAAAGGCCTCACATGTGCGACCTTAAACTCTGACTGATGCTCTCTATTTCTAGAGGGCCTTCTCTTGGTACTCATATTTTCTCATACTCGCCTATACGAGTCTTTACCCCGTTCCATAACAAAATCATAGATCATCCAAGGGAACCCTTTATAATATAGCACCCTCGCGTATCTTGCGTCTCCGTATGGAGGTCTAGGTATAGACATGGGTGAATGTACATGGTTAAGCCATACAATAGAATGGTCTTGTTTAGGCTCTATTTTGTTAATTGTATGGTGGATAAGAGGGCTATTGATAGTTTTCTTATAGACAAATGGAATACCATTGCTGTCTATAAACACTTTGTGCTTACCATTTATTAATGAATTGAAATCTGGATAAGCTTTCTTGAGCTTACACAAATCTAGTCTTCCGCACTGAATCCTGCGTACACCAAGTGATTTACCAGGCATATTCTTATCATCCAGTACTTTACCGTCATCAATAAACAGTACTTTATCCTGCATGTACCAATCCGTTGACGGAAGCGGATATACAGGAAACCTTATAGTCTTTATATCTTCGAATTGCTTGTACATTGCATAGCCAAAGCCATTCTAGGAAACTGAGCTTCTCTAGATACTGGTCTCGCTCCATGTAGTATATGCGACTGAAATACTAGGAACTTTCCGGGCATTGGTGCGAATGCTTTATATATCTCATTGTTTTTAACTAGAACGAAGTCTCCACCCCAGTTAATGTCCCAATACTCATTCATAAAGAGTATAGCTGTCCAACAGCCTGGAGTATCAGTGTCTGTGTGTAGCCAAGAACTATCGCCATGGTTATACACATTTAATAGTAGTCTTTTTACTACTAGATTTAATCCTTCTTCTTTGAAGGACTCATTTAGACACTCAAAGATATTTCTGTATACACCTTCATATGCTGGCGTGTAACACCAATGTCGAAATGGCTCCTTCGGCGCACCAGTCCATCCTGTGTGTGTAAACTGTGCCGTGGAGAGAATCTCTTCTCTCCACGACTTAAGTGTACTTAAAGGAAGCTCGTTCTTATACTCATACCAGTCCATACTGCTTCTCAAACTTTCCAAATGAGTAATCGTCTCCAACTTCAAAGTCACACCCGATTGAGCATCCTGGAATTGAAAGACCACGATCAGTCTTAATATAGCCTTCTAGAGCTTCCATATACTGATCGACTTCATCTTCTGGCACTTCTGCTAGAATAGAGTCATGTACGAGAGCAAAGATACGCGCCTTCATACCAGTCTTCTTAATATGCTGTTGCATTTCAATGCCTGCTAGAAGGTTAACGTCACTCGCAGGAGACTGAACTAGGAAGTTAAGTCCTGAACGAATAGCGT